CGATAAAGCAACGTTCGATATCCCTATAAGGGCTCCGTTGGCTATCAATGTTCCGGATACGGTGGTTTCAGCGATTATCTCAGCTTCAAGGCTTCCTTTTGCTGTAAGGTATATTTCTGTTGTTTCCTCTTGGTCGAATGTGTAGAACTCCGAATCAAAAGTGATATCTTCCGAATCAAAGGATATAGGGAATATCTTCCCAATAATAGCTCTTCCGTTTATTGTTCCTGAGAGGTTCATTTTATATTAATTAAAAATAGTAAATATCAAAGCTGACGTAACCCCACCAATCATTGTTGCCAATAAATCTTTCCAATCAAAACCAGCGTAATCCATTTCATCTTTAAACTCTTTGTAAAAAGCCATAAAGAATGTTACGATTAAACCTGCTGATATACTGCCTGTGATTAATATAACTATTGCTGAAATGATAAAGCCAGCCAAAAAATGGATTTGTTTATCCACTGCAAAAGGCAAATTAAGTTTTTCGAGTAGATTTATTACTTTTTTCATAAAGAATTTATTAACTGAATCTTACTGTTTTCAAGTGCTATTTTAGCGTTCAATTCTAAAATTTGCTTTTCGCTTTCTTCAATTCTTTTTTGCAATTCTACAATCGTACATTCTTCAATTTTTGTTTCAACTTCAATTATCGCGTCTTGCGTTTCATTAAGTTGTGTTTTCATTTCCCAAAATGAATAAACATCATTTCTTTCTTCTCTGATTTCTAATTTTGCTATCATAATTTTATATTAATTTATTACCAAGTATTTTGTACTATTGTTGTCCAAGCGTATGTTGCTGCCCCTGTTTGCATTACCATTTCTGCGTAACTGTTGTTTGTATCTGAACGGTATCTTATTGCACCAACATTACTTACACTTGCTACGGCTGTATTGTCACCTACTTGTACGCTTCCTGTGAATTTTCCGTTGCCGACTGTATGTAATTTTTCTGTTGGTGTAGTTGTTCCTATACCTACGTTGCCAGTAGATGTAATTCTAACTTTTTCTTTTAACCCTATCCCTTGCCAAGTATGCAGACCTAGATATCCATCAGCAAATCCTGATGTTGCTGTTTCTTTTCTTCCAGTTATGGCTCCAAATAATACAGAACTTGTACCAATAAAAATTCCACCAAATCCGATAGAACCTCCTTTATCAGCAGCTAAGGCATCATTAGATAATAATGCAAAATTGACTTGTGCATTTCCATAAATATTCTGCCCTAAATCTTGAGTTAATTTAGTTACACTAACAGTGGTACCATTATCAAATATCTGACTATTCCCAACAACCTTACCCCCCACACCAAATTTTGGTAAATAATTTTCTGTTCCGCTTCCTTTTACAAATAGATTAATAACCCAATCAACAATAGATTTTATGCTTGGGTAAAAAGCATCGCTTGTTTTATTTGTTTCTATATCTGTTTTTTTGTTTGAAGTATCTTCTTTGCCTTCATATAATTCCGTAAAGTTATCATTGATTATTTGACCGGCAGCCCTTAAATTGGTTCCAGTTTCATCATTGGGTGTGGTTCCTAAATTTATTGTTCCCTTAGCCATAATAGAAATTTAAAGAGTTTGTAAAAAAGGCCAACCCCAAGGTAGCACTTTGAGGTCAGCCTAATTAAAAAGATTACTGGTTAGTCCTCGTTTACATCGAGTGCGCCAATAGCGAACTCTGGTGTAATTCCTGTCGAAACTGCCAAATCAGAAGTCAACTGACCCCAATATAAACGCTCTGCATCTGCAACGGAAGTGTTGTCTTTCCAAATAGCAAAATAACGTACAGTTTCTGAACCTGCTGTACAAGCACCAAAAGTGATGGCTGCTGTATTTGATGCGTTGTTACCCGCAATGGTCCAACCACCGGCTGAACGTGCAACGGCTACACCTTTGGCTACATAGCCTGTGTAAGCACATTCTGTTCCGATTGTAGCATCATCAACAACGACTGCTGAGGTGTACAAACGAACATAAAGAGAACCAGCTGTAGCTGCTGCTGGCAAGCCTGTGGCATCACCCATTTTGGCGATAGCGGCATTGTTGAACAAGTGCTGAAGCAATTGGGTTTCAAATGAATTCGATTTACTCATGATTAAAAGATTTAGGATTATTATTACTTAATTAACGATTCAAATTTACTAATTTATTTTTTAATTGTTTTTAAGGTTCAACTGGGGCTACACCTGTTTTCCATTCAATACTATAAGCCATTATAGTAACGACATCTCCTACCCAAATGCCTTGATAGGTATAGGTTCCTTTATCATCAATATATCTTATCTGACCTCCTAACGGATGAACAGCATCAGGATAATACCAAATACCCGTATAAACATAAACATTTAGTTTTTGTGTTAGGTTCGCGTTGATTGTGGTTTGCCCTAAAGTTCTTACTTCCATTTTAGCCGAAGGCGCATTTAAAGTACCTATAACAGATAAATTACTATTACTTGAACCAATCATTAAACTTCCGGAAGTTTGACTTGTAAGCGTTCCTGATACGTCAGAAGAACCATTTATGAATTCTTTGGCTTCAATACATATTCCACTTATTCTCCAAGTTGTTCCGCCTAAAGGAGCATCCACATATACTATTGCGTGAGTAGGCGTTGCTTTTGTTTTATTGAATAGTAAATCACCTGAACTATTTGCGGAACCAAGATTTAATTCATTAGCTGTATATCCTAAGTTAAGAAGATAATTTGTGTATGGAACAGTTCCTGAACCAACGAATTTACTATTCGCTACCTCTATGCCATCATATTCAATTCTGAAACGATCAGGAACCGCGTAAGCTGAATAATGAATTCCACCTACACCAATATTAGGACCAAGCTCAAGTTTAAATGAATATGTTCCGGCACTACCGTTATAAGAGAATGCTTCATTACATTGGACAGTCACAAGTAAATCAAGTAATGTTCCTGTAGTGGCATTTGCACTTCCGTTAGAAGATCCGACCAAAGCCATATTTGGATTGGCAAACAGTCTCATTACGCCACTTGTGGTAGCTATACCATTTGAAACGCCTTGCATATAGAATTTTTGCCAGAAAGTAAGTATTCCCTCAAGTATAGAATTTGCAAAGGAAACACCTTCCATAAATCCATAACAGGTAGGATCCGGATCTGCAACGGCAACATCTATAAGACCAGGGTTATTCACACCTGTTCTTATAGTTCTCATTCCGCAATTTGTCATCGCTTCAAAAGCACCACCGCCTTTTATGTAACCAAGCATTTCAAAATCAGCTTCAGTAGGGAAAGCATCATTTCCTCTGGCGGCCATAACCTCATCTTCATATTGTATTTTAAACATTTGAAGCACGTTGGCATTACCGCCATCTTTCATAAATACTTTTGAAGAATACAGTCTGTAAACAGCATAAGCCACTACGGCATTAAGTCTGTTTCGTGTTGTAAAAGGGTTTCCGTTTTCGTCAAGCAGAAAGCCCACATACTTAAAATCAATCTCGTCAGGACCATCATCATAAAGCTCTATGATATTGCCATATCTCTTTCCTGAAGTAAGGTCTCCATAACTCCATTCTGATATAAAATCATAAGGAAGGATGATTCGTTTGCCGTCATAAAAACCATCACCTTTGGTCATTTGTTTTGTCTTTACAACCATAACACCTCCGGCACCAATCTCGTTTTCAACGTTAAAGACAAAACGCTTAATGCGGCTATACATATTCCTGAGATTTGTATGTCCGGTAGCATCTTTTATATTCTCTACGATTTCCTCAAAATATACAATTCCGCTTAACATTCTTTATATAGTTTATCGTTGTTAATAATCTGTATCGTTAAAGGTTTTATGCGTCTTAAACTTTGAACGTCAAAAAGATCACGAAACTCATTTTCAAGTTTTCCTACAAGAGAATTACTTCCTTTAGATTTTATAATCTTGATGTTTGATGCGTAATTCATTGCCGGGCGTAAGAACCATATCCAATCGATTGCTTCAGTAATGTTTTTCAACTGTCCTTTTGAATAGAACTTATTACTTTTTACTTTATATAGTTTTCCTGAAAGTGGAAAATATTGAACAGTCCTATGACTGTAAAAATCTCTGAAGTAGTTTTCAAAAAAAGAACCTATGATCTTTCTATAAAGTACTTTTTCTACCTTGATTTTTTTGGTCGAAGGTTTCAGCCAAAAGAAATATCTTGTAGGATATTTGTCTCTTCGCTTCTCCTGGATCTCAAAGAATTCTGTGATTCCAGTATTACTGTTGTACTGTACCTTGATCATGATATCTTAAAGTGTCATTTTTAGCGTTAGGCACTTGGTCTGCTTTTGTTTCTAAAATTACTTGAAATTCTTTTCTTAAAATATTGTCTTTTATGCTTTGTATGGATTCCGGCATTATAGGATATGCAGAGGTAGTCCAATTGTAACCTATACCATCATCAGGATCCTCAAGTATAACAGACATTACAGCTTTAGCCACATTGACATTTAAACAAGCGTTAAGTATCGTGCTGCCTTTACCTGAATTCATAGCATAAGGACTTGTCTCAGGAACTCTTAAAGTAAGCTTATTGTCTTCCAATTTAGCAAATGGTGTGTATTTGTTTATAGGACTGAATTTGCTTAAATGATAGCTCTCTTCATCAAGAACAGCAATGTTTGTAAAGCCAGGCGTCATAAATTTCACTCCAAAATTGTTTGGAAGCTGAAGAATTCTTGGCACCGGTGATTCCCACTCTATTTTACCGACTTTCACAAGACTAAGTTGTATTTTCTGAAAACACTGATCAGAAACTATATCCCCATTCTTTGAATATTTAAGGATCTCATAAGTTCTATGTGTTCTTAAAAAAGAACGCACCCTTCTCTCTGTAACAACCTCATCATTGCTTAATTCAGATGCCCTTATGCTACTCAATATTTGATAAACAATACTCTCTTCTGTTGTCTTCATAATAATGGAGCGTGAAACCCATTCATCACGTAGTGTGGATGGGAGGTAAGCGACACGCTAACGCCTTTAAAGTTAAACAACTTTAAAATTATTTTCTGATATAAGAAACTTTTTCGTATCTTTGTACGTATATATAGTATATGAAGTTGACATTGAAAATAAAACTTTTGCCTACTGATGAACAGGCTGACTTGCTTCTCGACACGATGAAGGAGGCAAATACTGTTTGTAATGCCATATCTGATGTGGCTTGGGAGAAGCGTATATTCAATAATTTTAAACTCCATCACGAAGTTTACCATTCCTACAAAGCTACATTCAAACTTTCCTCTCAAATTCTTATAAGATGTATTGCAAAAGTTGCTGACGCTTATAAACTTGATAAGAAAACCAAACGTACTTTTAAACCACTTGGTAGTATTGCTTATGATAGTCGAATAATGACCTACAAACCTAACAACGTGGTTTCTTTGTGGTGTATAGGTGGCAGACAGAAGATTAGCTTTGTTTGCCATAATCCTGACTATATACCTTACATCAAAGGGGAAGCTGATTTGGTTTATAAGAAAGGTAAGTTTTACCTTTTCCAAACCGTTGATGTTCCCGAAGAGGATGTTGAGGATGTGGAAGAGTTTGTTGGTTGCGACTTCGGCTTGACTGATATAGTTGTAACTTCTGACGGCGTTAAGCATTCTGCTGATGGGCTTAATGAATACCGTGAACATCGGCAAAAGGTTCGGAGTTCTATTCAAGCAAAGGCAGACACTTTTAAACGCTCCACAAGGAGGAATTGTAGAAGATTGTCTAAACGGCTTCAAGGCAAAGAAAGAACTCACTCCCAAATTGTTAATCATACTATTGCAAAATCTATTATTCTTTCTGCCAAAGAAAGTGGTAAAGGTGTTGCTATTGAGGATTTGACCAACATTAGGTTTACTTCTAAACGTAGAAACAAAAAGTTCAGAACAAAACTTGGTAAATGGTCTTTCGGACAACTTCGTTCCTTTTTGGAATATAAAGGATTGCTCTATGGCGTTCCTGTTGTGGTTGTTGACCCTCGATATACAAGTCAAACTTGTAATGTGTGTAAACATCTTGGGAAACGAACCAATAAGCACTTTAAGTGCAACAACTGCGGTAACGATATGGATGCAGATGTTAACGCATCGCTGAATATCGCTACGCTTGGACGTGCAGTAAATCACGTTGAAAAATCGAATGATATTTGTTGCTCTATCGCTCACGTTTATTCAGGTTTAAAGCCCACCCCATCGCTTTGCGTGGGTGGGTAGTTTACTATTTACGGTTTCTAAAGGTTTCTTTATTGACATATTGTGCTTGTGCTCTTGGATCTCCTGTAGCCACAAATATATCATTGATGATAGTCTTTATAATCTGTTCTGTTGAATTGTCAGGTAGGTTTACGGCAATTTCTGTTTCTATATCGTCTTGCTCTGAAAATAGGCCAAACGTAGGTTTTTTAACATAAAACCCCCGAACGTGTGTAGGCATTCCCGGAGATACTATTCTCATTAAAGTATCATAAAGATAAACGATAGGATATTCTGGTGCTGCTTTGGTATCAGGATCTATTTCCTGAATTTCATTTTGCCCATGTCTGATAAGACTTGTTTCGCGAACCTTAACATCGGCATCTATAACCTTTACGCTCATCAGGTGCAGATAGTCATTAGGAAGCACTACAGCGACGAACTCCTCATCGTTAGGGTCTATTACCACAGGAATTTTAAATGGCTTATACAGCGCTAATAAATCGTCTCGTGTCTCTTGGGTATTTTCCACATATTTAACCGTTTCACCGATAAAGTCATAAGTGGCAGTAACCAATTTCTTCATAACGTAAGAAACATCGAAAAAATCAGATCCCATTTTGTCGGAACCCTCGATTACTTTATCGTAAAGATGTTTAACTGTATAAGCCATTTGAAATTATTTTATTTTTCTGTACAACTGTGTTAAAGCCTCTGTTTTAACCTCTGGATGATTTGTAAAAAATACAGTTACAGTTTCTTGGCTTGTACCTACCGGAACGCCACCAATCTTATAAACGCCATTTACAAATTCCAATACTTTTAAACGAACCATTTCCTTGAATTCGTAAGTGTCCTGAGCATCATTCATTTTGCTCATAATATCATTGATGGCTCTTGCATTTTCTATGCTTTTTCTGGCATAACTTTTAAGCCTTGAACGTAATGCTTTTTTCTCAGCATCACTATCATCCTGATATCTTGCTTCTATATAACTAAGGCCTGCTTGTGCCATAATATATCTCAATTTTGTAAGTCCTACGGCTTTACTTCCACCATCAAGACTCAATAAGCCTACAAGCTTGTCTATATAGTCTTCCTCATCTATTTTGTCAGCTTCCTCGAAGTCCAGGTTAACCAATGTGATTTTGTCTGAAATCTTTTTCTTTAAGATTTGAGGATCTAAATCTTTTACATTCATCACTGTAACTTCAGGATGGCATATAAGCCACGAAATAAGAAGTCTGTCGTTTTCAGATTCATCAGGGTTTAAAACCTTAACGATTCTGTCAATCATATAACCTGTCAAGGCCCTACGGTCAACGTCTCTCAAATAAGTCTGTTCCCCGGTAAAAGGATTTGAATATACAGGCAACTGATAACCTCCAAAGGCTGTTACACCCTGACTGTTGTCAACCCTATAAACCAATCTCCATTGTCCTTTAATCTGAACATTGTGCCATACTTTTGGCTTTCTTTCTGCTAATAATTCTGGTTCTTCCATTTGTTTTCTGATTTTGTTTTTAAAAAAGAGATTCGGGGGATATAGAAATACCCCCCTTGTCTCCAATTGGTTAGTAATGCCAAGTAACCGCTTTTTGTGATGCTACAGCTTCACCTGATAAGGCTCCACCTGCAAACTTAGCGCTGGCTTTGATAATACCACAACTTTCTGTTGAGTAGATGATAGGTAAGATTTCGCTTAACAAATCAAATCGACCACCATCAAATCCACTGAACGCTACTGGCGAACCATCACGTTTTGGATCCAATGAATGCATTCCATCAATGTATTTAGCTCTAAGCTCTCTTCCTGAACGTGCTAACAAGTCAATGTTAGAAACACCGTTCACCATAGTGGCGTTAAGCACATACATATTTCCTGTTCCGATGATACCACCATTTTGAGGTGCAAATGCTGGATGGTTAGACAATTCATCTTCAATGAAGATAATACTGTTTTCCAAGTAGTAGTACTGATCCACAGTAAATCCAACTTTGTTTTTCTCTCCTGTTCTTACGTTATAAACAACATTGCTGTTATTTAAAGTAGTAACGGCTGCATCGGCAGAAACACCAATTAACAGTTTTAAGGCAGTATCAATAACCATATGCGCTAACTTGTCTCCAAGTATAACGAAAGTGTTACCTGTACTTCCATTTGGTGAGCGTTGTGCCAAAATGGTCATAAACAATTGCAGTTTCTCAATTGGGAAAGCAGCATTTGGATCATAACTGATAGTGAAGGAGTCTTCCAACTGTGGAATCCAACCATCACCAATAACAGGCGCAACAATACCCATAGCGGCAGTAAAGCCATCAAGGGTTAACAAGTTGGTACCGTAATTTTCGTACCAAGCATGAGAAGAAGGATCCATAGACATTCTTGAATGACGAGCACCCATTTCCATATCCATGGCGTGTTTCTCTCTTAAATCCATAACAGCTTCGTATTCCCACATGGAAGCACGAGTTTCGTCATTATAGATTACAGCAACTTTTTGGCTTAAAGCCGAACCGGTAATAGTTAAGGTAGCACGAGAAATGAAAGAATAGTTAATTCTCCATTTAGTTCTGCGCTCTCTTTGATAACCTCTCTCGGATCCTTCACCAAATCTATTACCAGCTTCAGCAAGTAATTCTCCGGCAGCTACGTGAGCTTCAACGAACAATCCTGATTTACCGTTAACTTTTCCATACACAATGTAGTGGGTTCCGTTAGTGGCTTTTACAGGTTTACCCATAACGATAATGTTGGTTCCGCTATACGCACCTAAAGCGATAACATCGCCTTCGTTGTATTTGTCACCAAAAATATTGTTTGCAGGATCATGTGTAACACCAATCGCAACATAAACATTGTGAGAAATGTCAGCAGCTACAGCTACACCAGTACCATAAACAACTGCACCAACCTGGTCAGTTAAATCATTTCCTGTGATAGCTTGTACTTCAGCCGCATTGTCAGCAAATGCGGTTTTTCCATACGCATAGGATGGAATAAACAACGAACCCTTGTACGAAATACGAAACGCATTATCGTGAATTGTGTTGTTGGCCTTCATTACTTTGCCCGCTTGAGCACCCATATTCACACGACCTGTTGCATAAAGCCAGGATATGAATTTGTTTTTTGAAGCGAATAAGTCAAAGGACTTGTTTTTAATGGCCATGTGTTTAGCCATATTCACTGTAAGAGATTTCTCCTCTGTGTGAATCTGTGGGTTGAACCTTTCGGTAATCCCTCTTAATAATGTTCCCATTTTAAAGTTGTTTTTTTGAAATTAATAATTTGGTTTTAAAATGGTTAATCCTTAATGACTTTGTCTTCAAGGATGGCTCCTGATATATTACACCATTGCACTTTTACATACGTTTGAACCACTGACTTTGTCTGTGATTATTTTGCAAATTTCTGTAAAAATGAAAGTTCTTCCTCATTGCCGCCTTTGCTTATGTCGTTAGCAGGCTTGCCGGTTTGTTCTGAACTTGACATTCCGAACTCTTTTAGAGTGTTCTTTACCCCGGCGTTAAAATCAGGCTTAGCCAAATTCTTAGAGATAACATCCCTATATCTTTTGAATAGCGCGAATTCTACGGCATCTTTTGGATTGGCTTTTAGGTGTTCTATATGCTTATTCTTGCTGACTTCTTTATAGATGTCGAGCAAATCTTCTTTTGTGGGCTGGATATTGAAAAACTTTCCTTGTTTGAATATTTCATTGATACCAGCCTGCAAATCTTCTTTATATTTTTGTTCTTTTTGTTGTGCGGAAAGCTGTTTTGAACTGTCATACTGGTTCACTACAGCTTCTTTTTTCTCAAGGTGCATAGATAGGTTATCCCTGATTGCTTTTGCAGCGTAAGAAATCATTCCGCTATCCTCAAGTAATGCAACCTCAGCTTTGATACGTTCTATCACATCTTCATCAGCAAGATTTTCATTATTATTGATTGCGGTGATTTTCTTGTCTTCAAGAATAAGCGCGCTGTCATCATATTTTTTCGTATCAAGTAGATCTCTAAAATAATTGATATAACGTCTTTCCTGTTCTATCTGTAATTCTTCACCTCTTTTGTCTTCAGTTTTCAAAGACTCTTTCAATTTGACCATTGATTCAAAATCGGTACCAAGCTTTGCGTTAAGCTCTGCCAGTTCCGCTTTCTCTTCCTCTGCCATAGTATCATCAAATTTGAAAGCTTCAACGCTTCCCTGATCATCTTCTTGATCCTCTGTAGTTTTTCCATCTGTACCACCTTTAGGCTCATCTGTTGTAATATCCATTACCTGATTGAAAGGTACAGGTGATTCAAATTCCTCCATAAAGGATTTTTCATTGGCTATTTCATCTTGCTCGAAGAAGTTATCTTCCAATTCCATGTTGTTAATGTCTCCAGTCATAATAAAAAGTTTTTCTGATTTTTAAATTATATTCACAAATGTAATAAATTATTTACTATCGGTTTTTGGTGCCGGTTTATCCTTTTTCAAAGAGTCCTTTTCAATCTTTAAACGCTCATTGGAAAGTTTGGCTGCAGCAATAAGTTCCTCAGTACTTCTCTGTTCGTGCTCATTGAAAGTTTTGTTATCAGCATAGATTTTAGCCACCTCGATATTGTTAATATTTTTAGCTTTATCTCTGGCATCAATACGATCTTCTTTAGCCATTTCGTGAGCTTGTTTAGCCTCTTCAGCAGCTTGAGCAGCTTTGGCATTTTCTGCCTGTAAAGCCTGAAATGCTGTTAAGCTCTTTTCAAGAATAGCTTTACTCTCTGTAGCGCTGTCTGTCTGAAGCACGTTTATAAGGTCAAGGATAAGTTCTTTTTCAGTGGCATTGCCAAGAGCCTGTTGCGCCGCCATATCGATAATCTCTTTATCTTTTTTGTTTTTAAACCTGTCAGCAAAATAGATACCCAGATCTGAATTGAAATAATCCTGGAATATGGTAAGGAATTTTGTCTTGAGATCGCCAAAGATATGTTGGAATACTTGTCCTTTCTTGTAAACAGTCTTACTTTTCATAAGTACTTTATCCAATAAAGCCTGAACGAATTCATCAAAAGGACTGAAATATACTTCTGTACGCGCATTAGAGGCTGTTACAGCGCGATCTGTTCCTGATGCGGTCTGATACTGCCCAACTTCTCCTGTACGCTCTTTAGAGAGTCCTACAAACTTTCTTCCGAGATCTTCGATAAGCATAAGCCCATTGATAATATCTTGAGTCTGTCCTCTGTTGGATAAGTCAAGTGCCGTAAATTGGTTAAAGGCTGCCCTTGAACCAACTTTATCTTTAGAGTTCAGCAATATGATTTTGTCTTTTTTGATGTGGTGCAATACCCTGTTTACGGCATTCTTCCCATGTTCATCCAAGAACTGTTTTGGTATTTGTGCCGTATCGTAAACAAGTACTCTTCCATCATTGGCTTTCATAGACAGCCTAAGCTCAAATAAGAGGTCTGAAGCCATTTTCTGCAACGGCTCTATCTTTGCTACCACTGAACGTATTTCACTTGAATACATCGTGTTTCTGCCTATAAGGGCAATTACAGGAAGCGATACTTTCTTTTTGTTGTCGATATAGCTTAAACGCTCTTTGCTTTCACCCCATCTCAACACGATTTCAGGTCCTATCATTTCAATTTCCCGAACTACCTCAATGGTAACTTTTTTTACATCATCACCCTTACGCTCTTTATAGTCGGGTTTAAGGATTTTAAAGATTTCCTCACCTGTATGTTGATTGGTAAATACCTTTGCCCGGATAGTCTTTCTGGACTTCCATTTCATCACCATCACACGTAAACGATTTTTGGCATTTGAATCATACCAGTTGCGATATGAAATACCATTTGAGCAGTTATTGTAGCCTTGTGAATCTACACCATTTCTTGAACCAAAACTAAAAGGCTCGTCAAGAAGCCTGCCTGTTTCCATTTTGGCAAACAAAGCATCTATCTTCTCAATCTGTTCTTTGTCGAGTTCGTATTTATTAAGGATTTCATTTTTGGTATGGAAAGGGAAAGCAGCAAAAATATTTATGTCAGTTTGAATCTCTTCGTCAGGATTAATGTCAATATAACATTCGTCATATTTGGCTCGTTTGATTGTAGGGTGCCCATCTTTCTCATCTATCCAGGCTATAGACTGTTCACCAATAAGGAAGTCTAACAATAGCGCTTTAAGCTTTCTCTTTTCTTTATTGGCCTCAAGTACCTGTTCTACGATATCCTCTCCCAACTCCTCTGAATTGGTCTTATAATCTTTGGCGAAAAATTCTTCTACATCGTCAGGAAGGTCAATTTCCGGATCTTCTGTTTCTGGAACAAAGCCAAGCTCGTTTTCCATCTTAGCATTCAGCTCCCTGAATATCTCTTCCGAGATATACTTGATTTTCTCGTCAAGCTTTGAGTTGATAGCATCTTTGTTTATAGAATATAACTTCTTCTTTACCGGTGCCAAAAAATACTCTGAGGCAAGCTGGTCAACGATCATTTCGCATAGCGGATAAATCATATATTCCACACCAAGTTCAAAGCCGTATTGTTTGGTCATTGAGTCATTGGCTTTCTGTTCTTTCGGACTTAGCTCACATGAATACCGGCGGTAGTATTTAGCAATATTTTCGTTGCGAAAAACAGAAGTATCGTTTCCGATATATTCGATCATTCGATTTGCATGATCTAAATAGACTTTCTTTGTCCATTTGCTTTCAGGCAAATTCTGATTAGGCAATTCAAACTGTTGGTAGTTCATTTCTTTGGCATTTAGTTATTGACGCGTCTATTGATTTCCTCTCTGACCTGTTTTACAAATGGATCTTCGTCATCCATACTTTGAAGCTCTTGTGCTTCTCGTTGCTGTTCTTTTAATTTTTGCTTTTTTATCGCCACTAAGTTAAGATATTTTTCTCTTTCACTTCCTTCGAGGTGCAGTCGTGGATCAAATGTCTCCATATCGTTTTCCCTTTGCCCATTTCCGTAGGATTCTACACGTAATTCACCGTTGTTGTCAATATAGGTATATTCCAAATCCATAAGGATATCTGTGGCATCATAAACCTCTATGTCGTCCGAAATTTCGTCGAACATATCTAATTTTGTTATCAAGCACATTCCTAAAGCCATTGCAATATCTGTATTGCCATCGCCATATTCTATTAAGTCCAGTAAAATTAAATCGAGCCATATATTTATCGCATTATGGTTAGTTTCATGTTTAAGCAGTCTTGTGATAATACCTTTCATTTCTCCTTTCACGTGCACGCCATAAGTCTGTCTTCCCTTATTGGCAATAGCCTCATTTCTAAGGATTGGTTTTAAGGTCAAATGCCTTTGGGCACCGCAATCCTCAAAGTAATTGATAATCATAATTTTTGAGTATTCCACCAATGTTTTCATTCGGTACATCACACAAAGCTTGAGTGAATTGCTATAGAAAGTATCATCCGATGAAGAGTCTCCACGCTCATATACCATTGCCACAGGCATATTGTAATCTTTGGTCATTCCATTGAAAACCCTGTAGGCAAGCGTACATCCAAGTGAACCTGTATTTTCGGGTACCACCTCGTCATAACTGTCAGTTCCTCCGATATCCGCATCGTAAGGCATTCCGGGTTCATTGACAGGATCCGTAATGATATATACCGTTCCGAGTTCGTCTTCCACAAACTTTACCTTACTTCCGTTGGAGATATGTATTTTGTCGCGTTCCTTTTGTGTCTGGCATCGTGCCAACTGCATTTCAAGTGCCGGCTCATAAGTCCATTCCAATCTTCCCTTTTTAGGCGTATAGGCTTTCTCGCCATCATACACCCTCTGCAACTGACCGTTTAAGATTATACGGTTAAGTTTACCTCCTGAAGTTTTTAAGAACAGATGCGCTTCCTCTGTTGGTCGTGACTGTATTTCTTTGATATAGCCATCACGTGATTTGCTGGCTTTTCGTCTTCTCTCTAAAATATGTTTTAAAGCTTCAATCTCGTTGGTTCTGCCTGTAATCGAATCAAAGAAGTTGATACCGATTTCCATTTCGTCATCTTCGTCTGTTTCATCATTGCCAGGATAATACATATAGGCAGGAATGAACAGCTTTTTCATATTGTAAGAATCAGGGCTGTCATAGATGATTTTCATATCTCTGGATCCTCGGTCTACTTCCCCTCCTGTGCCAAAAAGCATAGGAACACCAAATTGAGTACCTCCTTCCATAAAGCAAGGTTCTGATGCTTTATAGGATTTGATAAGATTATCTTGTATTCCTATTTCTTCAAAAACAAAAAATGAATAAGACCCCCCCTCAAATGCCGATGGATCGCTAAAGAATGTCTTTACCGTAAGCATAGAACCTATACCGGCTTCTTGCTGTACTTTATTTTCATTTACCTTATAGCAAAGTTTAAGCTCTGTTCTATTTTTACGATAAGAAACTTTATATTCTTCTCTTAAATTTTCAAGAGATTTCTGTACTTTCTTGAATAAATCTATGGCTTTATCTTCTTTTCCTGCACCAATAGCAGTTTCATTATCCAAAAAGAATAATAAGTTCCATAATGTCATACAATCGGCTATATAACTCAATCCCATACGTCTTGCTTTACCGATTATCAGTCCGTATCCCAAGAATCCCGCTTTCTCAATCTCCAAGAACAACAAATGGTCAAGTACGCGATAAAAAGGATATCCCAATTGCTTCTTTGCAGCACCAACCTTTAACATCATTATCTGAAGCATATTCAGATAGAAGTAATGTGGTCCGGTTATACGAGGATACTGTACGCCATCTACAACAGGCGCATACCCTTCAAGGCATCTTTTGTCCTGTTCATCCCAAAAGTCGTCATACGCAAGCGTACCGCGTTCCAGATAGGGTACTTCATTGTAAGCAAGTGGTGAATAGTGTTTGGAATCAAAACCTTCAATTACGGGTATCTCAAATTCAAAGTAGTTGGATTTTCCTTTACCATTATAGCGAGCTCCCCTAACATCGTGATTGTTGTTAAGGACTGTGTACTTACTGAACCTCTCTTCGGCTTTAGATTTCTTCATATAGATTTTAAATAAGGGGCTACCCTAAGATAACCCCCATTAAATTGGACAAAGTAAAAAGTCAGAAAAAACCGTTATCCAAAATTTTATCTCCCTTTGTAATAAAAGGAATTCTTATCCAGCTGTTTCTCTTCAAGCCTGGTTAATTTATAGCCGTTTCTGACAGGGCCATCTGCATAAATGTCATTACTATCGTTCTCTTTCTTAAAGTTGTCCACAAAGGATTTAATCACATTAAGCTGCTTAAACAAGTCAACCATTTTTTCCTCGTCACGCTTTCTGTAATCATCCTCTTTTGTGCGGTTCTCAGGGCCTATAACATAAATGTTGGCTTTCCGAATTACTGACTGCTTTTCCTTTTCAGAAAATGTCTGCCAATCCAAATCACCAACCAGTTTTTTGATTTCCCGGTACTCACCGATCAAATCTTCTATGTTATCCATTGTAGCCTCTTCTGTAGGCACAAAAGAATTCTTCTCTTTCTGTGAAGTAATTTCTTTCATCTTCTCACGAAGCATAAAATCCAAAGACACCTTTTCCTCAACCACCGGATTGTACTGAAGCTCTTTGTATTTTACAAGTGCCAACTGAATAAGTTCCTGATCCCATACGAAAGCACGCCTGTTTCCCCTTGTAGCCTGCTCCATCGCCTTAAAAGGTCTGTCATTGATATGATAGTGTCTTATAGGCGTAAGGTAATCTGCTGTAAGCGCTATTGCCGTAAAACATTGTATGCCCAAATCAGGATTGTTTATCACATCACGAAATTCACCGATTGCCATCACGCCATCATTCTCTCCTGTGATTCTTACAAGCCCGGTTATTGGATCAAGTTCCGTTAGGTACATACTATTTCTTTACGGTTTTACGCTTGTTTTGGCTCTCAAGTGTGTTAAGTTGCTTTACAGCTTTCTGTGTAAGCGCATCAGTGTTTGTCTCTTTTTTCAAAGGACTCTCCTGCTTGTCAACTTTAATCAGCTTTTTCTCTGAAGCTTTCTCACCCTCACGCATCTTAAACTCCGATTCTGTCATCTTTATGGTAGGATTCTCTTTTAAGATCTTCTCAAGATGATTAAATAGCTGGTTCGGACTCATAGGCATCCCAAAGTCATCTTTAAGGCGCTTACCCAATTCATTTAGAATTTCGTGCTGCTTTTTGTCAATAGGCGTGATAACCTTAAACAACCCTTCCAATAACTCATCCTTCTTGCCCTTTGAAATACCTCCAAAACCGTGACACCTGTTTATGGTCATTCCGACATTCTCTATCTCCTGAACCATCTTTCCCAATAACTCAAGGTAAACCGTAAGCTTGGAAGTTTCTATAAATTCTAATTTCTTTGCCATAATTACAGTATTGCCCATTTTTGAATTAACTTCCCATCCTGATCATAAGATGGTTCCCCAAATTCATCCACTGAAGGTCGCATTTCCAACTTAGAACCAGGAATAAAACATACCGTAGAATCACTCTTCTGACCTATAGCCTCTTTTACACACACCAATACTCCCGAATTTGGAATCTCCATTGCCGTAGTTACGTGTTCCCAACCCAAAAAGTCATTGTAAGTTTTAGAAATCAATCGCCATACATTCCTTCCATTGCCATAAGTCTCAGTCTTGCTTGAATTATCCAACCGTTGTTGCTCCTTCTCAGCTTCCTCCTTATGAAACTGCTCTAATTCCTCCATAGAAAACTCTAATGGCGGTGCATTCACCTCTCCTTCATCTTCCACATCACCAAAGCGTGCCTGTGAATCAACCTTTACCCCCAACGTAGCATCAGGTATCCTGTTACTCTTCTTCTTTGGAACCCTCTTTCTCAAAGGCTCATGTCTTGAATCTTGCATTTTTCTGATTTTTAAGATTATTAATACCACAAATCTAACAAATATTTATCAAAAAAAACTCCCGCCCAAGGTAGTGGACGGAAGCTTTTAAATATTAACCAAAACATATGTAAATAAGGTTAAACTAAACCCCACGAATAGTCACCAACCAAGAAATCCCTGCGTATCAAGGCAAGGATTTCAGCACTGTCTTCCCAAAAAAGACCTTATGTATCTTATTTATCATACAACAAATGTAAAACATATTTCCCAATAAAACAATAACCCGCCCAAAATCAGAGACTAAGGACAGGTTAAAGATTAATTAAAAACAGTTACAAGGCAAATGTAACACTTTTTTTTTATTCCTCATCTACCAACCCCGGAGGAACCACAGGCCGAACATTTTCCACCCCCTCTTCCATATCTAATCCATTTAAAGTTATTACCCAAAGATAATACTTTCTCTTTAAACCCCTACACTCAATATAAACCCTTTTAAGACACTATCTCTGTCCTTTACCTCCTTTCCCTTTCCATCCCGCACAATAGTCCTATAAAAGCCTTATATACAGTAGTAGGCATAACACATATATCAAAAAAATATTTTTAGTGTCGGAAATCAGTCAGGCGGAACAGTATTGATTTTTGGCCGGTGCCTTATCTCATTTTTGGGATAGGGGGTGGCCTTAAAAGAAATACAAAAAGAGAGTCTTTAACAATTAAATTAAACAAGATGAAAGCAAGTAAAGCGAAAGCAACACCAGCAAGTAAGTCATTACGTCAATCAAGTAATGATATCTCCTACAAATTAGTAGGATTAACAATCAAGGCATTAGATGGCCTAAAAGAAATCAGCATCGGTGCTTATGAAGGCACAGGCAGAGCTATTAAAGATTACCAATCCACTAATTCTAAAATGTAATAAACTACGAATCATCATTCAGCATCAGTCTTATCCAAATGGATATACAGACAACCAAGTTGGCAATACACAACTTAAAACTACAATCAGGTAGACCTGAAGACTTAGCAATGCAATATGACTATCTCACACACAAGCTATCAGAGCTTGAAGCAGAAATAGCCATATTAAATTAAACGGCTAAAAGCGTGGCCGAAACACGCTCAACTTAAATCTATATACAAATGAAAACAATTAAATCATACTTAGTAACAGCGATGCTTGTCATCGTAATCACAGTTGAAGCCATAGCTCTTGGCTATATGATCTATTTAATAGTAACCAATTAATCTATATACAAATGAAAGCAACAATCGCAACAGAGGTAAACAAGAACTATTCTTGGGCTAACGAACTACGTAAAATAAGAGACAATCAATTCAAAGTCTATGAACAAGCAATTCCTTCAATCAGAAGGCAATTAAACAGCATCTACAGACGTAATCAATACCTGCTCGCAAGAGCATACAAATAAACTAAAGGACTATGTCAGGAGCGAAGCCTGAGTAGTCCACTAACCAGCACGAAGTCCTGTGCGCTAAATATAGGCATACATTCAAAATGAAAGCAACAATCGTTACTTCCGCAAACAACTATTCAGTATCATTATCTAATGGCCAAACAGGATTACATCCTCAGCCTAAATCAGAAATCAGCAAAGAGAAATACCAACGACTGTTGGTAAAGAACTACGGCTATGATTTCTTAATAGATAAAATAGACCAGGCATTAAATGTAATCGAAGACGATTTCGATCCAAACATCACCAATCCTATCACAGGTGAAGTAACTGAACCTGCAGTTAAACAGGAGTTTAAACAAGAACCATTTATTAATCCATTAAAACAAGACACAATGGAAACACCAAAAGAAGCGCCTAAAGCGCCGAAGGCTAAGAAAGTCAAACAACCAGCTATTCAAGCTGAAGTCATCAATGACAAACCTAAACAAGGTGTCATTATGAAAACAAGAGGCATATCTGCAAGACTTGCCGAATCAGGAATCCGTGGCGTAGGCGTAGCCGGCTGTACAGTTCTATATGGAATTGCAGACTTAGCCACATTAAGTGGAGACCTATGGGCTCAAGGTGCAGCCGCAGCTATCAAGCCGTTAGGCAATCACCCTGATGCAACACGCTCTGAAATTGCTGACAGTATTAAACTGACTGCAAACAAAACATTGGCCACTGTCTATACAGTACCATTGGTAGCTTATGCAGCCATTACAAAGCCAAAGGCTATTGTAGATAAGGCTGTTAATAACCAACCTAAAGTTGCCACAGTATAATGGCACGTAGGAACTACAAAGACATAATGCATTTGGCTGTAAAACCGAGTGCATTATTTCAAATGGAAGAGCAGCCAGTAAAACCATTGGATGAAGGATATGTTACTCGCGGAGCACTGATGTTCGGAGGTATGGCTATATTAGGAACTATGGCTGCTGGTGCAGCTGTAGGCACATACATATTCTTCGGAGTAGTAACTCTCGGAGGTATCATAGCCATTGTTGAATCCAATCCCTGGCTCAAGAGATTGGCAACTAAAGGATCCCTGCTGATAGACATAGGTCTGTTCGGCTTCACTATCTATGCCAGTGCGGCATTAGGAGTAACTGTAGCTGCTGCATTTACAGTAGCTGGACTTGGATGGACTCTTGTCTATGCAAGGTATCTTCGTAGAAATGAAATGAAAGAACTAATGCAAAACATTAAAGATGAAAGTAATTTGTAAATTAGTTAGCGTTGATTATTCCGCTAACACAGGTAAATTCTATACTCGTAAAGAGAATGAAACTAAATGGACAGTAGTAACTGTTAACATTGATCCATTACTTATGTACCGTATTCTGCATCGTAAAGATGATAAGAAACTATTGGTACATCAGAATTATGTGAACCACGAGTTCACTTCCGAAATTGATTCTCCATCATATAGAGCCAATCCGTTTATCCTTAAACGATTTGTGCCAGTGGAAGGCAGTGATATTCCGGAACACTACACATTGGATGTAGTTGACCACTTCACCATTAATCTGCGAGAGCGTATTAATATGAAAATGGTGGACTACGAATCTGTAAGCCATCTGCTTGGTAAGTATGTCAGAGAAGCTGTCTATGAGGTTAAAGCTATGGCTGATCCATCTAAACGACAGTTTGTTCCAGCCAAACTTACAACGGCTGTAATCCGTTAAAAAGCAAGTGGCCTATTGTCACCATCATCATATACTTCACCGGCATCAACAGACTGATGGCGGGCTTTAGTGTATTGCTCATCGGCATATACAGGCTTATAGGATGATGGGCTGTTAAGCTTGTGGGCGTGTTGGATGTTTACCACGTAGACAGATTTCTGATCTGTCTCCAATAGCAACCGATACCTCACAAGTTCTTTAATGGCTGTGTAAAATGAACTACGATTGAAGTCGTCTTTGAACGGCTTGTAATGTAAATCAAGCGTAACACATTTAGGAGCATCTTTAGAGGTAGACAGCATTGACATACTCTTGTGCCACAAGCGTAAAGACTGATAGCTTAAATGGAAAAGCAGCTCATCTGTATAATGCGAGATCTTATAATAAGAACGAGGGAAACCATAAGACGTTTGATGATATCCTTTTACTGTGATATCTCTTTCATTGGATTCTATCCAAAGTGGAATGTTTGTGATCATAATAACTGTTTTATAATTAGTGCTACAAATATAGTCAAAAATACAATTCTGACGTACACTTTTTTTAAAAGTATCTGTTTTTACAATCCTCACGCACACTTTATTTCGCTGTATCCCGCATTACCACAAGGCAAACTTAACATTTGGCCTGTAGGCATTAGAATACTATATATACCACCACCATTTCACAGCCTTCGCTACGCTTTTCTGTCCTGCGGTGTCAGGTTGGGGGGGGGATGCTTTGGAAGAAGGCTTAAAAAGGCTCTAAAGGAGTCTTATATATATATATTAGTATAGTTAAGGATGTAAATAGAATATACTACCGCTACGCTGTAAGACTGCGCTAACGCTACTTAGAGAGTACTAGAGGGTAAATATTTTGTGGTTATATTAGGACAAATAAGAATAATTAAATAGATTTGAGAATGATTAAGAGAGATAAAATAGAATTGATATTGATATTTAGGAGGAGTATCAAGATCTTAGAGAGTAGGAAAGTAACTGATTATATATGTTCTACTTTTACCAATATGCATACTACTGGGTTATTTCCTAAAGAGATATTGGATAAGGCTAAAGAATATCTATTTAGTGAGATACCTACGAAGGATTATAACAAGACTTTTTATGAACATAAGTATTTCAATAAAAGCAATCCATATTATAAACTTAAGAATATTGGAACAACTTATTATCCTTGGTGGAGTATAGATGGTAAATTTAATGAAAAGGAATTTAACAAAGAATTACCTTTATTTAAAAAAGAAAGCTTGGAACAGAGGATATTATTTTTGAGGATATTAATAGATAAACTTAAGAAATAATTCTATGTATATTAAGAAGCCACCTAAGAAGTTAGAGCCTATAGAAGATGTTCATTATAGGAATATAAATGACTTGAAGGTATATATAGGTCGATTAGAGGACAGTTACCACGAGTCTGGGAATAAACAGGCTTTACAAGCCTTAATAGACAAATGGAAGGACAAGTTAGAAAGACTTGAAAAGGGTTTTACGCAAGCAGAGCGTATAGCGTATCTTGCGAAGAAGATAGACAGTTATAAATTTAAAAACAATTACGATGAAAGCGTTAGCGAAACAGATGCTTGAGGACATTATAGAGGAATGTGATAGAGAAAATTATGTATAGGCTATAAAATACTTTGTAAAGCAGTTATTGAAAGTATTAGAAAAACAACCAGATTAATTTAAAACAACAGTTACAAATGAACACAAAAAACAAGAAGAGGTTTCCCTTGATACAAAAGGGGATATTCTGTTATCTGAATAACAGAGGACTTAGCATACATCAGATGCGATGGGCTATCAAGCAATTCTTTAAAGAGAATTATGTACCATTTGAAAATAATCAATTTACATTTGAAATGAAACAGCAGTATGTTACTGAAAACTTTATGGCTTTCAAGAAGTTTGTAAAGAGAATCTTTATCAATAACGATGGTCCTACAAGCTATGAGAACTATTGGCAAGAGAACAACCTTAATGGTGGTTTCGCATATAATAATGCTACAGACGATTTCTAATGGCTTACGACAAAGAAGTACTAAAGAAGCTAAATGCTTCCACAGACAAGCTTATAGAGCTTACAGCAAAGAAACTTGAACTTATGAAAGAGTTCAAAAAAGCTTTGATTTATGAACAATGTACTTATGACTTGACAAAGCCAGGAACACAACCATACTATATGCTATACCAAATATCAGGACACAAACTGTTAGCATCAGGAAGTATCAGTATTATAAAAGGCTATATAAAGATCAGGAGTATTGATACCGATACTATTTATAATTATTCAAATATCATAAAATGAAATGTCAAAAGAAGACTGCACAAGGAAACAAATGCTTACAAAAAGCCTATAACAAAAGTGAAATAGGCACACCGCTATGTCCATATCATTTTAAACATTGGATAGACAGGCTTCACAGCAAGAACAGAGCCTATTACAAAGGCGTAGTGAGACGAAGAGAGGAAATCCTACACTTTATATGGATGGACTGTAAAAGGGCCGCTAAAAGCTTTGAATTGAGTTTAATGACTATATTGGATAATACCAATTACACCAAAAGGGAATTGATATTGTATTTCAGTACAATTTTCGATGAAGAGCACGAAGTGTTTTTAGAGAAATATCCAAATTGGAGAGAACTTATAAGTCCTAAACGATGACAGACTTTAAAGAAGGAACATTCAGAATGGGAAGATGTACAATCATCGTTTCTATAGATAACGGAAAATGGCATATGTCCATTAGTACACCTACAGCATCACCGAGCTACAAAGAAATCAAAGAGGCAAGGTATAGGCTGATACCAGATAATGTTACTATGGCACAAATATTCCCGCCAAAGGAAGAATTCGTCAATGTGCATTTATACTGTCATCATTTATGGGAAATTGATAATACTTCCGAATTATGAATATAGCAGACCAAATGATTGTGCTATCTGTATTCAGACAAGTAGAAGATGACTTGCATCTTTGTGTACAGATAGAAAATAAATTGACACATAATCTTTGCCATTTGATTTCTGTTTATGCAGAAGATGCTAATGAAAAGAATTTATGCTATGAGTATTTACATTCTCAACGACCTTGCAAAAGTTTAAATAGTGAATTTATGTATGGCCGATATAACATCAACACAAGTTATTGGTGGCCTCGACGTGATATAAATGTTTTAACTGTAAAAGAGGATTATATCACTGAATGTCACAAGCAACGCCTTGAATTTATAAGACACCTCATTGGCAAGGTAGAACAAATGTCAATATCACAAACAATTTAATAATTAAAAACAGTTACTATTATGTCAAAATTAAGCTTAGAAGAAATCGAAACTTTGATTAGAGAATCTATCAAAGAGCAAAACGTTATTCAGTTAAAAAACGTTATGTACGTTAATCACAAGCCTCATCCTTATACAGTAGGGCCTAAGCATATAACGTATGCTTCAGAACATCACAGCGGAATGCTTGGTGAAGAAACCTGCAGAAAAGTTAAATGTGCTGTACCAGGCTGTGACGTTTCTTATGAAGACCATACTTCAGATACTGTAGCATTTATTACCTTGCTACGTGATACTGATAACTATGAAATGGATGTTATCATCAAAAAATTGGTAGATGATATACCTGAAGGAATATTCGATGGTATTGCTTTTGTGGAAACACCAGAGCAGTTCAGAATCAAACAGGTACAAATGACTAACTTCGAGATTAAAAGCTTGGAGAAAGCGTATAACAAAGCCGTAAAGGAAGATAAGGGATTATTTGTTTACAAAGGACAGGAACTTGTTACCGGTTACGCTAAATACTTAATAGAACATCTTAAAAACAAAATTAAAACTTTAAACTGATGAGTGATAAATCAAAAATGGATTACTTCGTACTGGGATTGTGCGTTGGAGTCGTTATTACAATATTATTATTAATGTAAATACAGACAGTTATGTTACAACAATTAGAAAGCTTGGCTGAAAAAACTAAGATCACAATTTTGGTAGACAATGACAACGGTAAAATCGACGTTGTCATTCTTTGCGCCTATAAGGATGCAAAGAGAAAAGCGGAAGTGTTCAACCCTATATTTTTATCAGCTGATGCCAAAAGTATTGATGAAAAATTCAACAATGCAATTAAAGATTTGATTGCTAAAGACTCTCTCACTAAAATAGAGCCTATTACAGAGCCTAAAAAAGAGAAAGTGGTATCTAAGGTCGTTAAGAAAGAGATCGTCAAAGAAGAGCCTGTTCGTATAGTTCAAATGGTGCCATTACCACCACCTCCAACTAAGAATAAAGCAATAGGTACTTTAACAGCTAAACTTTCTGAAGAAGAAATAGAAGCTATTGAAGACAGCTATGCAAGACCGGAACCAGGTATGCGACCACGTACACCTGCAGAAGCTTTTGAATCACCTCAACTGTTTGCTGAAGAGGAAGAGTGTGATGATTGTGGTATGCAAAATGACGATGATCTGTTTGATGACGTGCCTGAAGAAGAAGCGTATTTCGAGAATGAAACTAAAAACTTCATATTGGAACAGGCAGAATCCAAAGGTATATCTAAGAAAATGGTTGAAGAGAAAGTAATCTTTGCCACTGTAGCCAAACCTAAAGAAAAAGTTAACTTGTTTTTGGATGAAGATATAGAGCAAGGAAAATCATTTCCTACTATTGAACCTAAACCTATAGATGATATGGAATTGCAGGCTAAGGATCCAATGGAACAGATGAAGAAGAATAATGGCGAGAACTATCTTAATCGCAAAGGTAAGCTAATCATTCAGGAAGTACAAGATGTAATGCAAGAACCTACTTTGAAAGACCGTTGGGATAGTTTGCTTGAGAAAGCACATACCCACGGTATGAAGACAGAAGGGCTTGTATTTGAGCAGCAGACTTCCGATACTATTGATGGCCTTGAACAATGGATAAACTCTCGCATAGAAGCTAAAAACAAGTAATATATGAAGTTGCTTTTCCAAAAACTTGCGTGGAAGCCATACAAGACCATTGACAAAAGCCAAAATATTACAGAGCTTGACAAGTATGCAGATATGAAATTTCCCAATGGCATATTCGTAAGGGTTACAACAGGAGAAATGGCAGAGACCAATTACTCAAACCCTTACGAAATGTATGTGGAAGAACCTGAGAAGAGTGGAATGACAATTCCATTTCTGACACCACAAAAAGTCAACTTCATTTTGAATGAGCTTGACAGTAAAACTTTTGAATAACTGTATTTTTGTAAAACACGTTTAAAATAAGCTTTAATTGGCTATAACGTATTGGTATATGGTTAGTGCCGTGTAAATAGAACAGACTTTCAAATTAAACACAGAACTAATAATAAAAATTATGGAAATGACTGACGAACAAATGGAATTTGAAGCCCAACAAATGGAAGCCTTTTTTGGTGGTGGAAATAAAAACGCTGGGCAGATAGTAGAAACTAAAACTGGATTGGTTGGGCGAACTTACGACCACGAAAGTTTGATAAACGGAAAAGTGAGAGTTTACACCAATAAAGGTAAATTACTTTGTGACCCAACCACTTTGAAACTTAAAGGCTTTATTGATTAGCATTTTTAAGTTATGGCATTTGAAACACTAAACTTGATTTTAAGCACTGTACTAAGCATTACGTTTATGCAGTGTTGTAAAATCGTTTTAATGTTTGCTAACGCTTAGTATAACCGTTCGGGCGTAAATTAAGAACTAATTAACTTAAAAATACAGAAATTATGAATAAGCAAAAACTTTCAAAAGAAACGGAAACTAAGCCTGACGGTTATATATTGTTATATGCTGTTTCCTCAGGTAAGTTAATTAACGATGTTTTAAAAGATTTATGTGAAAAACATTCACCAAAACTTTGGGGCGAAAAATATCCAGAGTTTGAGCCGAAAATTTGTACAAACAAATTAGGTGATGGAATGCAGTTAATTTGGTTTCAAACCTCCGACCAAAGACCCTACTGGTGGTGGGTTTTTGTTGATTCAAATTGGGATATGAGCGAATCAGATTATTCATTACAAGTTTATGATTTAATTGAAGATGAGTTTGGAAGTATTCCAGATGAAGATGATGAAGATTATAACGAAGATGATTATGGGGATGTGATGAAGTGTTACCCAATGATTGTTAAAAACGATGGTATTTTGTGGGGAACTCAGGAGTTTTTTTCAAATAGCATATAACGTTTTGCGTGTATAAGAAGTGGAGGATTAGAACTCCAAAACTTTCAGCAAACTAATAACTTAATTAGAATTACAAAACTTTAAAACAACCGAGAACTCGCCATTTTTTATACACGCTGTTATGTGTAGTGCCGATATGAAAACTACACCAAAATTAATAAAAAGATAAAAAGATGGAAGATTTAAAAATATTTGATAAAAATGGAAAAGCATTACATATAGGTGATGTTATAAGCCGTTTATCTCCTAATACTTTAGATAGAATAGTATCTGATTTAGATAAGTATGCAAGAGATTACGACCCTTATGAATTTGGACTACCAAATTACGATGAGAAATCTGATGAAATGCGACAGATAGTTATTACTGCCTTAAATGGCTTATAACGAAGTTGCTATAATTTGTAAGGAATTAGAATAAATGAACTGTCAAAGAAATTGTGACAGTTGGAATATTAAAAATTATTATTAACCAACGAAGCCTTATAAATTATAGGTTTAGTTATTAAACGTTTAAGAAAATGAACACAAAAAATAAGTTTGAAAAAATTATGGTACAAAAAGATGGCGAATTAATTAATATACAAGACTTAGACCAAAAGGACTATGTTGTGGTTTGATTAAAGATTAGAGAAAACGATATTAGTTGCGCTGTTAGCTTCTAATAGTCAAGGTTTTAAAGTGAAATATCGTAAAATAAAATGCCCCTTTTTTGTACGTTTTGTGCAGGATTGGGACATTTTTTCGTTTCTAAGGTAGTTTACAAACACTTCATTTTATTTTTTTTGGTGTGTTTGTGAATCGAAAAAAAGAAGATTTTAAAAAAGATTTAGAATACTTAAGAAACTTAGAAAAAGAAGGTGAATTAAGTAAAGAAAAAGAAGGTGAATTAGCAATGGCGGAAGCTGTAGAAAATTTAATTTTATGCGAAGTTGGTGTTACGTTGCCGACAAAAGAGGAAATGAATATCGAGGTTAGCCAACAGTTAATTGACTGGGGATATAATGAACATAGTTCTAAAAAAATATTTGAGCGAGGGTTTAAGAGTAGCTTTTATTGGTTTAGAAACAAGATAAAAGACAACGGCAATTAACTGCAACGTACCACGTATAACCGTAGTTGCGGATTTAATAACAAAACTTTATAAAAATGAGAGTAGAAAGAGAATTAGAAATTGGTAAGTGGTTAAAAACTGCTGAAACCGAAATGGAAATTAAACCTAACCAATACTTTGCTTTAGTGAAACTTCTTGAAGACTTCCACAACGAGCAATTACGGTTATACGGTGTTAGCAAATCGTTTACTGCGGAAGATGTAGTAAACGAGTTGGAAGATAGCGACCATTTAGATGATGCAATACAGTATTTTAAAGAGCAAATACATAAGCAGTAAATGTTTGCTAACGTATACGTTTAAGATTGGTTGCGAATAAATAAACTAAAATTTAAAATAATGAAAGAATTAGCGAAAATAGTAATATACCATCGAGCAAAACATAGAGATGGCGACTTTAGTAAAAGAGATTGGAGATACTTATTTGAAGACCTAAAAGACTACCAAGCCAAGCAATCAATTTTAAGCGAAGTTGGTGTTATGTTTAAGGACAAAAATACTGAATTATCAGATTTAGGAACAAACCTAATAAAAGAGATTGAGAAAAAAGTGCCTTACATACAGTTACCAAACGATGAAGATTTATATATGGCTCTTCATAAATTAAAACAAGCGATTAAAGACAACTTTTAATTAACTGAATAGTATAATAAAAGTTAAAATTAAAAATTATGGAATTTATAGAAGTAGAACAAAACAAAAGTACACACACAGAACTAAAAATAGGAACTCACGTAGATATTTACACAAACTTTGTAGCTAAACAATATATTGGTGTAAAAGCGGAAAGAAGATATTTAAAACGTGTTTAATTTTTATTATACATAGTTATTATAAGTTAAGGAAAAACACAAAATAAATTTTATAAATATGGGAACAATAGAAACAAGTACAAAATTAGATAACTGCCCTTTTTGTGGTGGTGAAGCAGAAATGACATTTAATGGTTCAAATGGTAGAATTATAAGATGTAAGAGTTGTCAAGTTAAAATGCAACAAAAAGTTTTAAGAAAAAGTATTGAATGGTTAGAAATTGAGATGATAAAAGACTGGAACAAAAGGCAAGTCAAACCTTAATTTTTTATAACGGTCGAGTGTATGAGCAGTAGCCGAACACAAAACTTGATTAGAATGATAAAATTTAATATTAACAACTGCAATAGTTTAAAATGCCTAACGGCTATTGCTTATACACTTTGTTAGGCAACGTTTAAATATGGACAGCAGAAGATTAACTGGAAAATGGTATTTGAAAAAGCAATTATTTGGCTTTGTTGTAATGGTTGAAACAATACAGACAACTACTTGTGAATTTGATTTTAGTACAAGTCCAGAATTTACAAGGTGGGTAAAAGCCAAAGAAATTGATTTTATAGAGTTGGGTATAAATGTTGCCTAACGGAACGCATATAAGCGTAGTGCAGAATTTAGCACGAACTTAACTACAAAGAACGAACGTAATAATTAAATTTTTTGAGCGTGGGATATATCAGTAAAAAACAAAGGGAAGAAATTAAGCAAAAGTTTGATGGGCTTTGTGCTTATTCAGGAACGCCACTTGAAGATGATTGGCAAGTTGAACATATAAAGCCACTTGTTAGAAATTGGTTTGATGGAACTTCAATGTTTCCTGATGCACATTGTGATGAAAATCTTGTGCCTGTGCAAAAGATAATTAACCACTATAAAGGCTCATTAGATTTGGAAACATTTAGAACCTGGTTTTTAGGCGGGCTGCACAAGAGAATGGACAAACCAAAGAATCCAAGAACAGAGAAATCTAAACGTAAAAAGGAATATCTAAATAAAGTGGCTTCATATTTTGGAATTACCCCAACAAAGCCCTTTGACGGAACTTTCTATTTTGAGAGCGTGGGAAAAGAAAAAATTTAATTATGGTGGATTTAGCACAAACGACACTACGAAGCACAGACCTAAGCATTACGCTTATATGCTGTTGTGGTGTCGTTTTAATTGTTGTAGCTATTAAATTTTTTATTATCTTTACAACATGAAAAAATGTAGTAATTGTAATAAAGAAAAACCTTTGTCAGAGTTTAATCTTCGTGGAAAAGGAACTAAATCATATCAATCTTATTGCAAACCCTGTGATAGCAAGTTGGCAAAAGAAAGGTATTATAAAAATAGAGATAGATATAATAAAGCCAAACGAAACTCTACCTTGATTAGAAGATATGGTATCACAGAAGACGAGTACTTCAAAATGTTCGATGCTCAAAAAGGGAAATGTAAGTTGTGCGGTAAAAAGAAGCCGAGAAAAGGAGCTAAACACTTAATAATTGACCATTGTCATTCATCAGGAAAGGTAAGGGGTTTGCTATGTAATAACTGTAATGTATTGCTTGGCAAGTTGAAAGACGATATTGAATACATAGATAGGATAAGAGAGTATTTAATGCTTTCGTTTTAATGCACCACAACGTACTTTGATAACAATAGTGCGAATTGATTAATAAATTTTAATAAACAAAAAATAACATTATGACGACACCAGTAAAAATTTACAACACCACAATTACTGCAAATATAGACGCAGAGATTATTAAAGACTTAAAAGAAAAATACCCAAAAGTAGAAGTAACAGTGTGTTTTGATGAAGAATGCGAATTAAGTAAACTGGAAAAAGGAGAATCAGCTTGCTATGGCGATGGTGTAAATTTTTACTTTATTCTTAAAGATACGATTTAAGCATTATTGTTATTGAGTGTTGGCATTTTTTAAAGAATGTATGCCTTAAAATACAAAAATAGATTAAGGCTTTAACCTTAAAAAAGGTTTCGTAAATATAAACATCGGCTTTAATTAATGCCAACGGAATGAGGCTAAGAAACGTAGCCTATAATCACGCTTCAATAATCAGCATAATTTAATTAGGCTATGTTTTTTAGCCTTTGTTGTGCGATGTTATTCGATAAACTATGACCACAAATAAATTTGATAAAAACGGAAAAGAAATAAAAGTAGGTGATACTGTTCAGAGATTGTATGCTTATGAAATTAGATTAAAGGATGGAAAGCCTTATGCCCATATATTAGATGGCTCGAAATTTCATTTACAAATTAGTGATGTAGGACGAGATTTCACAATTCTTTAATATCGCACAACGTACAAGTGCAAGGCAAGTAAATAAATTAACAAATTAAATATTTAAATTATGGAAAAAGAGATTATTGAAATACTAAAAAGCAGAATGAACGAAGCTGACATTTATGGAATGGAAGTTTTAGCGATTGATATAAATGATATAAATGCACTAGCCAAAGAACTGGATGCTTTATTTGCCTTGCGCGGTGTTGTAAAATCGTTAAAGGAAAAGGAAGAAATAGCTTTCGAGGAATGGCTTAAAACCTTTAAAGAAGTAAATGGGTGTTATTGGTTTGACAAAGAAACACTATACATTAAGGAAGCGATGAAAGACATATATGATGAAACAGTAAAACATCAGCTTTAATGTTTTACAACGAACAAGGCTATGAAAAGGGCTGGATTATTAAAAAACTAATATTATTAAAAATTTAAAATAAAAATTATGAATAGAGAAATTAAATTTAGAGGGTTTGACCTAATAGCTAACGGCTGGGTGTTTGGCGGTATTTGTTTTGATGCCGATATTAAAGGTAAAGTATACATCACAACAAATTATAATGAAATGATTGAAGTTGATCCAAAATCAATTGGTCAGTTTACTGGACTTCCAGATAAAAACAAAATTGACATTTATGAAGGTGATATTATTAAAGCTAATAACGATAAAAATATGACAGTGGCTTGGGATAATAAAGTTGCTTCTGTTGTACTTTTTAGAGAGGGATGGATGTTTAAACATTATTTTTGTGAAGGAGTTGATGCTGATGACTGTGAAATAATTGGAAACATTTATGAAACCGAAAAACAAAAAACTGAGTTATAATGGAGTTAAAAAATATAGAAATGTAAAAGAACTTTTTAAAGTAAAATTTGTAATAGATAATAATTAAAAACAGTAAAGATGAAAATTAAAACTATTGAACGTGTAGTTAAAGCAAAGCTGACAGCTTGGCTTGACTCAATCGAAGACTCTGATCTCAGAGCAGATGTAAGAACCAACATCGTATTAAGCGGAGGTTCAATTACAAGCCTATTGCTGCAAGAACCTGTAAATGACTTTGATGTTTATCTCAAAGACATAGAAGTGCTTGAGCGATTAGCGAAGTATTATGCCAAAGGATTTGTTGTCCTTAACGGTAATCGCAGAGAAGAGTATATCAAAGAGAAAACCGAAGGTTCAGCTTTTAGCGAAGAAGATGATTTGTCTCAAGCTATGGTTATATATAAATCATTGCATCCTGGGCAAATTAAACTTTATGTTAATGGTGCCGGAGTGGAGGCTGCCAAAGGTGATGAAAAACCATTTCACCCTGTATTCTTTTCACAGAACGCCATAAGCTTGAGTGACCAAATTCAGATAGTGTTACGCTTTAGCGGAACAGTGGAAGAGATACATAAGTCTTTTGACTTTATTCACGCTACAAACTACTTCACTTTTGAAGAAGGATTGGTAACTAACATCAAAGCATTGGAATGTATCTTGACAAAAGAGCTTAAATATCAAGGTTCATTGTATCCACTGACAAGCATTATTCGTATGAAGAAGTTCATTACTCGTAAGTGGACAATGAATGCAGGAGAAGTGCTTAAAATACTGTTTCAGGTATCAGAGCTTGACCTTAAAGATCCGGTAGTGCTTGAGGAACAATTGATAGGTGTGGACATAGCATATTTCAGTCAGCTTATTGAAATACTTAGAGGCGTAAGTCCTGATAAAATTAACAGTATTTATTTGAGTAGGCTTATCGACAAAGTATTCAACAACTTTGATGGTGATGAAGAAACTGTAATTCAAGAATAATGGAAGAAATGGATATCGTAGCAAGAGCAAGGCAACGTCTTGCAGAATTTAAAGTGGCCAATCCAAAACTTAAAGAAGATGCACAGGAAATGTATCAGCTTATGCTTGATGAGATAGAAGCCGGAGAATCACCAGACAATGAAGAAGAATTATTCTATGGTGCTTTGGCAGACCTTTTAACACCTGATGAAGATGACGAAGATTAATTGCAAGGGAGACCTTATGAAGCTTGTCTATACAGAACAGGAACTCCGTAACATAGATGCGGCAATACCAATGGAACTGTGGCAAGAAGTAGATACTGCCACACACGTTATGAATTATAACGATAAAGGAGCTTTCGGGGAACTGGAAGATATGGAAGTAATAGCAGAACAACGTAACATTAAATTTGAATGGAGCAATATAAAAGCTTTACACCACAATTCAGAATAGTATCTGAACCATCATCCATCAGAAGAGTGAAACTTAAAAGCTCAAACGAGGTGGCTGATTATTTAAAGGAACTTTATCAGTCTAATGGCGATGACATAAATGTGGTAGAACACGTTTATGTCTTGTCTTTAAACAATGCCAACAATGTAACAGGGTTTATGAAATTAGGCAGTGGAACCATTGCAAGTTCAGTGGTTGATTTCAGAGTGCTGTTCAAGTTTGTCATAGACTCTCTTTCGGTAAGTTTTATAGTGTCACACAATCATCCTTCGGGAAGTTTAATTCCCTCTAATGCTGATATAGAACTTACAAAAAAGCTTAAAGAGGCATCACGAGTTTTGGACCTGAAATTACTTGACCATATCATTCTAAGTTATGACGGCCATTACTCTTTTGCCAATGAATCATCACTTTTATAAATTAATTAAAACAGTTATATATGGGAGCAGGAAATCCAATCATAAGAAGTCTTGACGACAATTATGATCCAACAACATACTTTCTTGATTTTTCTGATTGTTATTCAGACAAAGAAGAGGCAGTCAAAGAAATGTGTGAAGCTAATGAAATTGATTTCTCACAGCTTAGTGAAGATGAAATCAATGAGCATTTTAATCGAATTATTGAATGGGATGTTGAAAGTTTTCAGGATGACTATTTCTTTAATCTTGATAAAAAAGAGATGATAGCTGATTGGCGAAAACCAAATCGAGATGAACGGTATTTGTCAGAATGTTCCGGTTCATTTAGAGGTTCAGCTGTTATTTTAGCAATGAATGATGATACTTATTTGCTTACTACAGACGAAGCAATGAGTTATCATTATCCTTTTGGCATTATACCTCGTTTTAAATTAGAAGATATAGCAGACGAGCTATATGACCTTCACATAGACAAATATGATTGGTATTCTGCAAGAAATTTAGATTATAGTGCAAGAATGGATAATCTTGCTGAAAGAGAGTATGACAAACGCCTGGACAAATGGCGAAAGAAATACGAACCTTTTATGAAAACGTTTCACAAGCATTGGGGCAAGATTATGAGTGTTCGAAATGGTGCTTGGATGAGTATGTCAATTAGTAAAGTAGGAGACGAATATCAATTTTTATAATAATGAGCAGAAACAAAAAAGTTTTAACAGCCAATATCACTATTTGGTATGGCAATGACCACGCTATAGGAAAGTGGTTGGATATTACTGATGATCGTTTTGCTATGTCCGGAAAAGACGAGCAAGGAGAAGGCTATGTATTTGAATGGAGTGAAATGTTTCCTAAAGGAACCAATCACATCAACTATCAATTTCCTAAAGGCTTTATGCTTACAAACGATGGAGAGGACAGTCAACAGATGGCTGAAATCATTCAGAAGTGTAATGAGTTTATTAATATATTATACAACGAAAACTAATGACCAAAAAGAAAACAAGACAGTCGTATGAGGAATACCTCAACGAGTACACCACGCCTGAAATAGCGTTGGAAATGACAGAGCATTGCTGGGCCGGCAATGACAAAACCCAAAAGCAAAAGAATTGGGCTAAGAAGATGGCAAAGCAAAGTAAGGTTGGAACCATACTTCGTAAGCTGGATCCAATACAATTTCAAGTAGGCTTTAACGAATGGGTGAGATAGAAGTTTCAGAACAGGAAATGGCAGAGAAAGCCAATTTCGCTGTAAGCTTTATGTCTTTTACCGATATAATGGCTACATCACTGAACATTACAAGACTTCAAATGCTTCAAGCTTTGAAGAATACTTGCGAACTAATCATTAAAAACGAGTATTAATTTTTAAAACAGTTACATATGAAAACAGTGAATTTTCTTTATTGGCTACATAACTTTCGTAGCGATGACTTTCCAAAAATCTTTGATATGCTTGGACACAAAGAGCATCTTCAAAGTAAGTTTCTCCAACATTATAATGAAGCCAATGGCAGCGTACTTGGTATAGTACGCTTTATAATGGATTTAAGCAACGATAACAAGGTTAAATTAGTCAAGTGGGTAGATGCTCATTATGATTGTGGATTTGACCTTAAAACAGACTCTTTGCAAGAGGTTATGTTTCATTCAGATGCTTATACCAATCTTTATAATTATGTGAAGAAAGCACAAAGTCCTGAATTACACTTATTGTTTCTCGAGTACTTGCGAGAACTTAAAAAGAATGTCGATGAAATCGAAGACAAAACAAATAGTAATTTAATAACACCTTGATAGCAGCTACAGAAATATCTCCCGAAGTTGCAAGACGGCTTTGGGATGACTTTCCTATCCACGCGTGGGATATGATTGAAGAAGAAGATTGGATCTTAGATGATAAGTTCGATATAGACCTTTTAAATCACGATTTCGTGGTTTTATATATACATAACAAGTAATCTTTAAAAACAATTATAATGGACACATCAAAAATTTATTAGATTAATTCAAAAGGCGAGCAGATACCTTTGCCTACAATGAATGTCGTTTATCTTAAAAACGCCATTAACAGCCTTATTAAAGCAGGCAATGAAACTGACTGGCGTATGCCTTACTTAAAGTATGAAAAACTATGGCAAGAAAGCTCATTTGAATTTCATTGATTATTGTGAAAGGAAAGGTTATAAAGTCGGAGAGCTTGTGCCTTACAGACAACAGATTACTGAACGCCTGGCAACAGAGGCAGAACTTCAAGAAAATATTAATTAATAATTAAATACAGTTACAATTATGAGCAGAATGTTCCCAATATGGTATAATATTACCAACTGCAATTACAAAAGCAGTAAGGATTTTGGATTTAGAAATGTAGGCGAAATGTCAATCAAAATTGGTTCGTCAAAAAAGAATTCACATCATTTTCTAAAGACTGCAATCACAAGAGAAGAAGAAACTATCGATGGACAGCAAGTAATTGTTTTTCGATATTCTGTTGACGGAGTAATCATAAAGACTGCCTTTATGGAAGCTGATACAAAAGGAAGAGCAGGTAAATTAATTAAAATCATTAATAATGAGTAAGACATTGTGGAAAACAGTAAACTGGCTTGACAGACAAGACATTGTTGAGCTATTAGAGGGAATAGGTATTGCCTGTTATGATGACGAACCATTGCAACTCTTAAAAGAGTGTTTGGTTGAGAATGTTGAATCCGGAAACATTGACGAATCACAACTTGAAGCGTAATGGACCGAAGTACCATTTTGATGTGTATTGCGTGCGAGAGGGTAATTGCCCTCTCTCACCAATGCAAAACAGAGAACGGCATTGAGCCAGACGAGAACTTTAAAATAACAGAAGTCATAGGCGACTTTGATCTTGTTAAAATTAAAAACCAATACAATCAAGAGTACACTATTAACCCTAATAATTTAAGATATGAAAGGAACAGATCACTTCAGACAGGTTATTAAAAAGTACCTGGTACAAAGAATGGCAAAGGATCCATTGTTTGTAGAAACTTATCAGAAGTCAGGAAAGAATATTGACGACTGTATCACTTACATTCTCAATACCGTTAAAGCAAGTGGCTGTAATGGCTTTGAAGATGAAGAAATCTATGGTATGGCAGTTCATTATTACGATGAAGATGATATCACTGTGGGCAGTAAAGTGCAGGCTACTGTAATTATCAATCAGAAAGTTGAACTTACCGAAGAAGAAATCGCTACGGCTAAACAGAGAGCCATAGACGATGTTTACAAAGAGCAAATGGAGAAGATGGTCAAGAAACCAAAACCTACCGTTGAGAAGCCTGAAAACGTTATTAAAGATCATAATGAACCAACAACATTATTTTGATGAAAGCATCAACTAAAAAACAAAAGGAAATAGTTGAGATAAACAAGTCTTTACCTAAGATAACTAATGTTCAAAAAGAGTGGGCTTTCAAGCATATCTTACCTCATAATGCCGTTAGGTTAAAGTCAGGGAAGATTACTTGTCTTGATTGTGGTCATTCTTGGAAGAGTCCTTTTACAACACAAGGATGGCAAGATAAAGTTATAGGTGATAAATGTTCTAACTGTAATACCAAAGTTGAAATAAGGACTACTCAAAAGAAGATATTTTCTGATGATAATCTTATGCATATTATTCAGGTGCATAAAGGTTATCAGGTTATCAGAGTTTTTCAAATTCAAGGATATTATCGTTCGGGCAATCCAAAAAGAGTTTATACCTGGGAACAGTCAAGGATTTATCTTGATGCAAAAGGAAACTATGAGATTATTGGACATTCAAGACAGTACAATTGGTATGGTGGAAGATGGTTTGGAGATTTCTCTTTGAAACAACGAAAAACCATTGCCTTACATGTAGATGTAAATGCAACTGTTTATCCGAAAATAAAAGCTATTGCTCAGATAAAGAGAAATGGCTTTAAGAATGATTTTCACGACCTCAGACCATTTGTTTTCTTCCATTTGATACTTACTAAGCCAAAGGCTGAAACATTGCTTAAAACAGGTCAATATAGATTGTTTTATTATTCTGCTCTTGAAAGAGATTTTGAACTTATTATAAGATTTTGGGAAACCATTAAAGTTTGTACAAAACACAAATATTTTGTTCACGATGTGAGTATATATTTTGATTATCTAAAGCTTGCTGAAAACTTTAATAGAGACCTTAAAAGCCCTAAATATGCTTGTCCTGTAGATCTTAAAAAAGAACACGATAAGTATGTTGAGAAAGATCGTAAAAGACGATTTGCCAAAGAGTATAAAACCCTCAAGGCTGAAATCAGAAAAGATGAGCGTGCTTATGCTAAAGAGAAAAAGAAGTTTTTCGACTTAGAATTTAAAGAAGAAAACATCACTATTAAAGTGATTAAAAGTGTTAAAGAAGTAATGGATCTTGGAGACCGTTTTCGCCATTGCATCTATTCTTTGAAATATCACAGAAAGAAATATTCTTTACTGTTTGCTGTACACGTAAATGATATTCCGGTAGAAACTATAGAATATGATTTGAAAGAATTTAAAGTATTACAGTCAAGAGGCAAAGGAAATGATGCTACAGAATATCACGATAAGATACTTGACATTATGGATAAGCATCATAAAGACATTAAAAAATTAGTATTAATTAAAACTAAAGTAAAATGAAATGGTAGCAGTTCAACCTAACTATGATTTGTATCATAGAGATCTGGTGGAAAGGCAGATACTTTCTGCCATTTTTAATACCACTGAACAAAGTGGTGTTCGACAGACTTTGATGAAACATAACCTGGAACCGAAAGATTTCAGGGTTCGTATTCATCAGCAGATTTATACTTCAATTTTGGAGTGTTATGAAAAAAAGATGATACCCGACCTTGTAGGTATCCTTAATTTCAGACCTACGGAATACCGTAATGGTAATTCCAAAGATTTCGATATGGAAATCTTTAATATCGCTACTCGTGGTATTGCAAGTTCAGCATTACTTGAACATCATATTATGACACTCAAGCAATATTGTCTCTTTGAATTTTGGAACCATAAGGCCACAGATATTCTGTATGGCAATTGGGATAACCGCGATGTACTTCAAGTAGGAGACAATATTATTCAGTCTTATAAAAATCTCTTTACGAGATTTACTGAAAAGCTTACTCAAAATCTTGAAGATGACTATGAAGCTGAAATCAAGAACAAAGTTGAAAGGCGTGCCAAAGGATTGTCTACAGGGATAACGACTTCCGTAGATGTTATTGATGACTTCACCGGAGGTTATTCTTTAGGCGAACTTGTGATTATTGCAGCAAGGCCAGGAATGGGTAAGACCACTTACGCTTTGATTTCAGGGTGGAACGCTGCAATGGCAGGAAACATTGTTGTCTTTTTCTCTTTGGAAATGGCTAAGAATCAACTTAAAAGTAAGCTTATAAGTTTACTTACAGGTATTGATTACAAGTTAATCAAGAAAGGCGCCATCACTTCAGAACAGCTACAAGCAGTTGTAGAAGCCAATAAGTATATCGACAACTCTAACTTTCATATCGAAGATAAAATCAAGACTATTGAGGATATCACAGAGAAAGCTACGGAGTGGGCATCTAAAGGCGCCAAACTATTCTTTATGGACTACATACAGCGTTGTGGTTCGCGTACAAAGATGCAGATGAGGGAACTTGTCATAATTATCTCAAGAGAGCTTAAATCAATCGCAAGAGACAATTATGTGGCTATGGTTGCCCTTAGTCAGCTTTCAAGAGCTGTTGAAGCAAGAGACAATAAACGACCAAGACTTGCCGACCTTAAAGAGTCGAGCAGTATAGAGGAAGATGCAGATATTGTAGCTTTCTTATTTCGTCAGGCTTATTATGATGAACAGGTAGGGAATAGACCAGGCTTTGCCGAACTGTTTCACACCGAATTTATCATTGGTAAGGGCAGAGATATTGGCACAAGTGTAATTCATTTGTTTATAAATCCTATAGATATGACCATACACGAATATAATTATGCTGGGAAATATTAAAATTTTCACGACAAATATGGTAATGTATGTCTTTTTTTATATATATTTGTAAGAAAAGAAAACAGATGAACTTTACAACATTATCAGACGATTTATCAAAAGAGTTTAATATGCCTAAGAGACAAGCGTTAAAGATGACAACATTTTTAATGTCTCGAATGAGAGAGAAGTTAATATTTGGACAGCACGTTAATTTATATCGTGTTGGAACTTTAGTACTTAAAGTAAGAAAGTCTAAACCTTTTCCAAGCGTTAAAACTAAAAAGATGGAAATCAGTAAAAAGAAATATTATTTAGCTTTAAATGTGTCGCCAGGACTTAAAACGGAACTTAAAAAGAAAACCGTTTATTAGTATGTATCCACATTTAGACAAAGAATTGTTACAAAGTAAAAATGTCAGAAAATTTACTTCCAAAGAAGAGGTTGCAGAATACTTATCGGATGACGTCTTTAAGTTACCTCACTTCATTAAGCACGTTAAGCAGACAGCCATAGATAACAACGTTAGTTATCTTTTGGCCTATGATTTAATAACTAAACACCTAATAGATATTTTATATGAGATAGACAAAAATGTAGTAATGCCAAGAAAAAAAACGAGGATAAGAGTGTTTCGATGTTTTTCCCTGCAGATAGGGTTTATGATGAGTGACACAAAAACAATGTTTAAAAAACAGTTCAAAAAAAGAAAACGATGAACACAGATTCAAGTAACAGCGCACAGACGCCAGGAGCAAATTTTATGGTACCAAATTCAGCTAAACAAAAGCTGGATACAGTTAAATTATTAGAGCAAGGGCCAAACCCTGCAATTTTATACTCAATAGTCGATTTGGGTACACACTTTAATAAGAACTTCAATAAGTCATCAAGGCTTATTAAATTAATCTTTGAATTTCCTTTGTTGAAACAATTATTCAATGAGGGTGATACAGTTGCAAGACCTACTGTAGTAAGTCAGGAATACACTTTTATGTTAGGAGAGACTTCCAACCTTAAAAAGCTTATTGATGGAATGGAAGGTCGTGTATTACAGCCAAACGAATACAAGAATGGTTGGAATTTAGGACAGTATTTAGGTCGGGCATTCATTGTTCATATTGTAAATAAACCAAACAAAAAGGATCCGTCAATTATCTATAACAACATTGGCAGTGTTCAAGGGCTTACAGATAATTTGAGAAAGGTATATGCTTTTCCGTGGGAAGAGGTAACAAGAACCAATCCACTTGTGACTTTCTTTATCGATCCTAAAGGCGAATGTTTCCGAACTGAAACCTTTGCTAATCTTCCTAAGTATTACAGAGAGACGATTATGAAGTCTGATGAAGCTACAGCCTACGCATCAGCTGGAGGCGTGTTTGCTAAGTATGAAGATTTCAAGAAAGCTGAAGATACTCCGGCGCCAACACAAGCACAAGCTGCAACACCTCAAGCAGCACCGCCTGTTCAAAGAAAGCCACAAGTAGGGCCTATCAAAAGAATGCTTGTAACAGACTTTACTTATGAGCAGTATATTGAAAGTAAATGGACAGATGAATTGTTGGTAGAACACGGTAAAATGGAAATCATCCAACCACCTGTTGAAGAAATGTCTTCACTTGACCAAGTGGATGACAATCACTTTATGTAGAAATAAGTCAGTTATAGGGCAGGGATAGTCCTTGCCCTATTAATTTTAATCCAATGTATTATATGAATTTATTGAGAGGCGCTATGCTATTGGGTAGCTTAGGACGTGTATGGGCGAAAACACGCACAGCTAAAAATGTTTATCAGACAATATCTATTGTCGCTTATTTTAAGCTTATGAGCGATTACGAAAATGGTGTAAGCACTTTTGTGGTTATACCTGATTTAGATGTAAGAGCACCATCACCGCCAAAAGTAAATACCAATGCACGAACAATGTCTACTCGAAGACAAAATATGTCTAACATTATGAAACAAGTAAATATGATAATCAATGCTCGTTAGAATTTTATTTTTCGGATTTACCTATTTGATGATTGGACATTCCATTCATTCAATGACACAACCAATAGCGTCTAAGAAGCCTTTTAAACGCTTTACCAAAGAGAACTGGATAACCTACTTATTGGATTTAATATTTTGGTTCCCACTTGTACTTGTATTTATAGTATTAAAAATCATTAAATATTTTAAAAAATGAATATTGTAGCACCAGGCCCTGAAGGATTCATAAGATCTAAGCAAGAGGAATTTATGGTTCCTGCTTTTAAATCCGTTAAAACAACTAAAATCGCGTTAATAGATGCGGATACTATCAAGTATAAAGTGGTTAATGCCATTGCCAAAGATTACAAGATTAAGTCAGCACATATCTATGCAGATCCTATTGGCATTTATGCTGCACAAGAGATTAGTAAGATAGTTTCAAAGTTCGATGCCAAAGGATATATCTTTTGTTTTTCAGGAGGATCACAGGATACCTTCAGGTGCTCTGTTGCTTTTGACAAAAAATACAAAGGAACACGTACAGATGAAGTCGCATATCCAAAAGCAAATGAGGATAAGTATAATGTACTTAAATACATTAAAGAGCGATATCCTACTTTGTGGTATAGGGAATTGGAAGCGGATGATATCTTATGTATGCTTCAGGACGAAGATACTTTTATCTATTCTGAAGACAAAGATTTAAGGCAGGTACCGGGAACACACTATGACCTTTCCACAGGGAAGTTCATAGAGGTTTCGGAGTCAGAAGCTTTGAAATTTTTGATGACACAAATGATTACAGGAGACACTGTTGATAACATATCAGGGCTAAAGTCTTATGGAATCGTTAAAGCAGACCAGTTATTAACAAATTCAGATGATAACTCACTTGTGACTACCGTTTTAACGGAGTACATTAAAGTTCACGGATTGACAAAAGGCATAGATTGTTTTGTGGAGAGTTGGAACCTACTCAAGCTACGGCTAAACAGAGGCGACCATTTTCTTTCAAAATACAGAATGGCCTTTGACACATTAGAAATGATTAAAAACTTAAAATAATGGATATACCTAAAATTAATAATGATAACATCTTTACTATAGATGAAATTAAAGAGCTAAAAGAAGCTGTTAAAAGCTATATAATCTTTTTGGATACGGCAGAAGAAGAAGAAGATGAAGATCTTCAAGAAAATTATGAGCGGCCTATATTTGAAAAGGCTGTTGAGCTATTTTATGGTAAAAACATTTGGGATGATTTTGTAAACACTAAATTTCAATAAACAATGAAAACAGAAGACACAGTTACCGTAGTAAAAGCGGAAAACTTCAAAGCATTGCCATTGGCAACGCAGAAGTTAATTACAGATTTAAGCAAAGACCTGAAGATATCAGGACTTAATATCCTTAACCCTTTGGTTGAGAATATGGCTATCATAGAGGGCTTTAAAGCTATTAAATACAATGCGGAAGATGAAGGTACCGTAGAACAATATGCCGAAGCTAAAGCGTTTATACGAAGCTTCAGAGCAAGAACTAAAGAGGCAAAGTCAGATCTTAAAAAGCCATTGCTTGACACAGGAAAGAAACTTGACTTAATCGAGAAAACTTTTGTTAATGCTGCCACAGGAGTTCACGATGAACTTGACCTTGAATTTAAGCCTTATTTGGATGAGATTCAAAGAAAGAAAGACGAAGCATTGGCTAAGAAGAATGCTGCCACTACAGCTAAGATAAAAGAGCTTACAGAGGAAACTACTGCACAGCAGATAGCCTTACAGAGATCTATACTTTTTAATAAGTATAATACGATGAATCAAAATATCTTAAATGATATTATTTCTAAGGTTGAAAATTATTCCAAAGACTCTTTGCAGATTGAACTTATGACTTTAAACAATACAGAGTTTGAGTGGCTGGAAACTGACAGGATGATTTTATTGCCGGAACAGCATCAGGAACTTATTGATGGTTTTGATAAAATACGCAAGACCTGTATCAATATGATCACAAGCAAGATGACAGAGTTTACTCTTTTAAAAGAGAGAGAAGATGCTGAAATAGCAGATAAGATTAAAAGAGAACAGGCTACAAAGGAAATAGAAAAGGCTTCAAATTTTATAGCACCATCTATTTCTACAAGTCAATCACAGAGCTTTAGAGACGCTTTTGAAGAGCAGATGAACTCAACTATCAAATATATTGCAGAACTTACTGTAAGAAGTGATAGAGAGAATAAAGCACAACAATCGTCTATTGCCGGATTGCGAAGTTATTCAGCTAAAATAATATCTTATTTGGATGAAGAAAACTAAAACGGAAATCAATCCTATCGAGCAGTACTTTGAATGGTGGCTTGAGGATATGGTAAGAGCGAATTATATAGCATCTTACAAGAGAGAACCGGAAACGTTAATGGTAGCGCCCAACCTTGAGTATGGGCGTTACAAACGTTTTAAATCTAAGGAAAAGGAAGTGGAAGCTTTTAATATTTTCCCGGAGATAAACTATACTTACGACTATATCATTTATTGGAATGAATCAGCTGAATATCTGTTCTATGAGGAAACCAATGATTTGAGGATATTCCAATTTGGAAAGCCTGCATTTATAGCTCACAGAGATAGGGATGACAATGTGTATTCCATACTTGATGTAAAGCCTACCAATAGCGTTCAAAGGCAAGGCGGTAAGGTATCATCAGCAATCACGTTTCCTTTAAAGCAACGCTTGCTTTGGGATGGTCAGGGAATTTTTGTGAACAAAGTAGTGCCTATACCTATGGGTGGTACCGGATACAGTTCAGCTTTATTCATAAAGACATTCACGCCACAACGCTATCTGTTAACCGATGGCGGTGGTTCAATGCGTAAGATTAAGTACAAAGTCAAAACCATTGGCGAGTATGCCCTTGAGAAAAGCACCTATATTTCTAACCTTTTAAAAAATACTAAATGAAATCAGATGAACCATTCGATTCTTTAACGGACTTTGAATTTAAAGTAACCACAGCTGTCAGATTTCGACACAAGAAAGGCTGGACTAAAAGTGATCATGTGTTCACTTCCATTGTACTTGAGATTAGTAGAAATCTTGATGAGGATGAATATCATGATAAAGAAGGAAATCCTACTGAGGATGGAACTCACGCACTCACACAGACACTTTTACAAGGTCTTATAGGTAACATTCATTATGCACACCAAAGAGGTCTTAGAAACGATGCTGA